CTACCGCTTCGAGCTCCAGACGATCCCCAGTCGGGCCGGGCACTGAGGAACACCCCCATCAATACATGCAAAAAAGACGCAGGAATTTGATTCCTGCGTCTTTTTGATCGTGCCATATAGCCGCGAAGGTGCAGCTGCCAATAAAAAAGCCGTCGTGAACCTGTGCAGTTCACGACGACAATGGTGGAGCTCAAGAGAGTCTGTACGAACGTCCGAGGCATTACTTTCGTTTTCTGCTTTGCTCGTCAATTCTTCCAGCGAATATGAGAATTTGTGTTTGCCGGGCGTATGGTAGTAGTCGATCTGAATGCGGTCATCCCAAAGCGTCACCGATTTTACGAACGTGTCGATCAGCTTCTTTTGGTGCTCCTTGCTTCCGACGTTTCCCTCGCGCATCTGCTCCAGCGAGAAAACAACTCGTTCGCGTTCTATCGGCTGTGACGCTGCCTTTGCTATGGACAATGAACGCTCCAGATCGTGTATCGTTCCCTCGACTTCAAGCAGCCGGGCCTTGGTCGTTTCCGTGATGATTCCCTGTTCGATTGCCGCCATGATATTCTTCGCAACCTTGCGATTATCAGCCAGATCACGTTCGAGCTGAGCAACGCCAGATTCCCTCCGTGCCATGGCCTGAAAGCTCATGGTGCTGTCTGCAATCCACTCGATTGTATCGTCCTGCAAGATGTAATCCTGCGTCAGACGCGCGATCAACTTTTCAATGAAGTCGCGGCGCACGTTCTTCTTCTCACATCGGCCCTCTGCGTGACGCTTCTGGCATTGGTAGTAATTATGCACGGTTCCGTTCTCCCCGGTGCCAGATACACCGATCATGTAGGAGCCGCAATAGCCGCAGAACAGCTTCCCTGTAAGCAGATATTCTCCGTTTGCCGACCGTCGCCCGGCGGTCTTTTTCTTATTTGCGAGCTTTTCCTGCACGGCTGCGAAAACCTCCTTTTCCAAAATCGGCGGTATTCCGTCCTCGACCACAACGCCAGAGTGACGATAGACGCCGATGTAATTGTCATTCTTCAGCATGATATGGAAGCTGTTCTTATTCCACTCTCGGCCGAGCTTCGTGTGGATACCGCGCTGGTTGAGCGAGCGGGCAATCTCAGCAACCGGCACGTCTTTCAGAACACTGTCGAAGATCTCGCGGACAACGGCTGCTTCATCAGGTGCGATGGCATATTTGCCCTCCTTGCTTTTGACGTAGCCGAGCGGGAGCATACCGTTTACCTTGCATTCGTTGGCGTTGTCCACCATGCCACGCTTGATGTCCTCACCCATGTTCTCGGAATAGAACTGATTCACGTTCATCATTGTCCGCAGCGCAAAGCGGCCAGCAGCGGTGTTGCCGAATTCTTCTTTGGCATACAGGGTCTTGATTCCGAGTAAATCAAGCCGGGCCTCATACTGCAGAGCGTTCAGCATATTGCGGGCAATGCGGTTGCTCTTGTAGGCAATGACGATCTGAAATTGCCGCTTCTCTGCGTCACGCATCATGCGCTGGAAATTCGGACGCCGATCGGAGCGGCCAGACACGGCCTTATCCGCATAGATTCCGACGATCTGGATTCCATTCTTTGCGGCGAAATCGCTGCATTCGGCAATCTGCTGTTCAATGCTTTCTTCTTTCTGGTTGTGGGAGGAATAGCGGGCATAGATCACGCCGATCTGTTCAGCAGATGAGTATTCATTTTGCTTTGACCGAGCCATCGTACCCTCCAATCCAAGTGCTTCACAAAGAAACAGCTTACTTAAACTTTACAGCCGTACCGATAAACACATGATTTGCACCGATTCCAGAATGGCGCAAGCCAACGATAGCGTCTGCACCAATCGCCGCTGCCTTTTCGTTAAGCCGTTCATTTGCCTCTACCATCTGTTTTTCGAGTGCAGAATTCATCCACTTCGCGCCTCCGGGAAACTGCGCCAGAACAACAGCTGATACAAGACCAAGGTATTCTGCTATCATTCTTCCTTCAACTTGATCTGTTGTCGTAATAATCATCGCCCTTGCCTCCTTATTCCTTTTTCTATGTGTGAGGATCTACCTGTTCATGATAACCGCGCAGGCACCTATTGTGTCCATACAGTGTCAGAAGCTCCGTTATTCGGTCATCTGGAAAAAAGAAAATACTCGAATCATCGGTACATTCTGTTGTTCCGTCAGAAGAAATTGTAATGGTTAAACCTCCTGCCAATGAGCCATACGGATACCGCATTCTCTGCATCTCGTCGTTATAATAGAATTCCCATTCAAATTTCCGACGAAGATACATGAGCACGCTTCGCCGCGCTTTCTGGAAGCGTTCAGAGATCGCGAAGACCATAACTTTAGGAAAAACAGAAAGTGGTTCCTCGATAGTTTCAACGCACCATGCTCTCAAGTTGTCGACACTCATATTGCGCTTAAACCCGGAAATTTTGTGTTCGTCAAGAATGGAGATGATTTGATTTCGTTTGAATAATTTGATTGCAGTTTTCGGGTTGGAAACCTCTACAAGCAACGGGCACCCAGAAAGGCTCTCGTATGCCTCGTCCCACAAAACAGGAAATTCCGTGCCGTTATTGGCATTTGACCACTGAATAATCTCTCCCAACTTTCTTTGAGCCGCTTCCGTTAAATTTTCCAACTCTGCAACAGCTTCCTCAAGCGTAAACTGTTGGTGTTCGATAGTGTTCTTGTTAATGCCTTTTTCGGCTGTTTCATCCAAAAGCCCTAGCTCAATTGCCAGCCGATACATATGTTTGCATGGAAGTTGCCTGCGAAAGAAATCACCGCATGTGCAGCTATCCAACGTTGTCACATACGGGACTGCTCCAGAGCCAGCAAACACCCCGGATTGGTGCTCTTTGTCAATGCTATCCGGTGTTGTTTTTGACGACTTCGCCGATTCCAAACGCTTTTTCTGATCTGCTGTGTCGTGAATGCCGGAAGGCCACTTTGCGAATGCGTTCAAGTATCCCATCAAAACGCCTCCTGTCGAAATAACGAGAATGTTATATTTTCACGAAAAAATCCACAAGCTGTCAGACTGTGGTATAATCATAATTGCGCCGGCAGCCCATGAGAAAAGGAGATACTGCAATGTCGAGCAAAGAACTGTTGGCCATACTATGCCTTTTGGACAAGACACCCGATGCCGTAAAGAGGAAGTTTCTTATTTTTCTCCATCAGCTGCAAGAAAGCGAAGAAAAGAGATTGCTTGCTGCTTCTTCGCTTCGGACAGACCAGCTAGAAGTGAAATGATTTCCATATCGACCGACGCCTGCCCGTCCTCGTCACTGAGGTCGGGCATTTTTACGTCTACGTCCATATCATCAACGAGAGTAAAAATCTCATTCAGCGACGTGTGCATTCCCGTAGCAAGTTTATTCAGTGCCTGAATGGTCGGCGTAATCTTTTCTCCTGTGCTGGGGTTGACTCCCCTCTCGATCATGCTGATATATCCGTTTGAGAGCCCACATTGCAGCGCAAATTGGCGTTGAGAAAGCCCATTTTCTGTTCTGTACTTAATAACGAGGTCTTTAAGTGTCATAGCCGACGCCTCCGTGTTTTGTTAAGTTTATTATACATTGAGCAGCCATAAGCGTCAAGGCGTCCGTAAAATTTTTTGAACATTTTTGTTCAATTCGCTTGACAGCAATGTAATTGCGTGGTAATGTGTTCGTGTCAAGTGGATTAAACATCTTGGCAGAAAGGAGGTTAAGCCGTGGGATACCGCATCAAAGAAGTCCGCGAAGAAAAGCGCATGACGCAGGAAGAGCTCTCCGCTAAAAGTGGAATTAGCCGCACTACGATCTCTGGTTTGGAGAACGGAACTGTGCGTTCTACTTCAACAAAGACGCTTTTGAAGATCGCTGCTGCACTGGAAACGACCGTGGACAATATTTTTTTTGCCGATAGTGTTTAATCAGTTAAACACTAGATGAGAAAGGAGGGCGGACGTTGCCATCAACCATCGACGTCGATTCCATTCCGGACTTTCAGAAAAACGCGCTGGCTGATATGGCGCTCGAAATCACGCGGGCCTGCTTCGAGATCCCCGGCATGGAAGAACGCTATCAGCAATGGCTCCCCGGCTATCTGGATCGTAAGCGGCAGCGCGAAGCAGAAGGAAGGAGATGAGACCGACACGCAAAATAAAACGGGGACGCTCCGCTGGCACGGAAACGACCCCAGGCACAAAGACCCACTTCGATCATAGCAGTGAAAAATCTTATCGTCAAGGAGGAATGCAGATGCCGAACAATCTGAAAGAGCTTCGGCTAAAAACAAAAACGCCCGCAAAAGAGATGGTTGCCGTTGTGCGGGAGATTTATCCCAAGTACGACAATACCACCCAAAGCAAATGTGAGAACACGGACGCATACGGGATTTGCCTGACGCAGAAAGCCATGAAAGCCCTCTACGCCAAGTTCGACCCGGACGGCAGCATTCGCAAGCACCTCCGCACCGCCGACCAGCACAGGCTCAAGGACAAGCTGCACGCCAGAATCACCGCCGACGAAGCTGCCCAGCTCAAAGCACACCTTGCAGCCGACGGCTACGACACTGTGCAGGACTGGCTCACCGATGTTGTGCGCGGATATATCAGCAAAGGAGATCGCGAATGAAATACTACTTCACATACGGCACGGATGGACAGCCGTTCGTAGGCGGCTGGACAGAGGTTGAAGCGCCAACTGTCAATCTGGCTTGCGCGGCGTTCCGCGCTGTCCACCCCGACAAGGAGCCCGGCATTCTGAATTGCAGCAGCGCATACACCGAAGAATCGTTTCTGGGAAGCTGCATGGCGGGTCCTGACGGAAACTTCCGTAAGTTCTGCCATGAGCGTATCCGCTTCACTGTCGAGCCCAGCGACCCGGATGAGCCGGTTGATTTTGAAAATTTGAAAGGAGAATCTACATGATCGTAAATGTCTACTATCGCGACGAAGAAACCGGCAGCGTCCGCGCCGGACGCCCATACAGCTACCGCTGCAGCATTCCGAACGCCCACGTCGGCATGGAAGTTATCGCCCCCACCGCCAAACGCGAAGCACGCGCCGTGATCTGCGAGATCAACGTGCCGGAAAGCCGAATCGACGAGCGGATCTTGCCGCTCCTGAAAGAGATCACGCAGGAGGCGCCCTCTGATGGAGAATAACCTGATCGTCGTAAAACAGCTTCCGATCATCGAAGACCAGCTGCGGCAGGTCAAGGCTTCTGTTGACGAGCGTGTTGCGCAGGTGCTGGCGCTGGCCTGCACCGAAGCTACCTACAAGGACGTCAAGAAAGCCCGCGCCGAGCTGAACAAAGAGTTTCAGGATCTGGAAGCCCGCCGCCGTGAAGTCAAAAAGGCCATCCTTGCTCCGTATGAGGCTTTTGAAAAGCTCTACAAGGAATGTGCGGCCGACGCTTTTACCAAGGCAGACGCTGAGCTGAAAGCCAAAATCGCTTCCGTTGAGAACGGCATCAAAGGTGCCAAGCGCGAGGAAATTGTCGCGTTCTACAACGAATACCGCGCGAGCTTGAATATCCCCGAAGACATCGCGCCGTTTGAGCGCTGCGGCATCAATATCACGATGTCCGATTCTCTTAGAAAGCTGCAAGGACAGGCTTCCTTGTTCTTGCAGAACGTTTCAAACGATTTGCGGATGATTGAAACGCTGGAGCACAAGGATGAGGTCTTGGTCGAGTACCGCAAATCGCTTTCCGCACCGGAAGCGGCCCTGATCGTTGACCGGCGTCACAAGGAGATGGAAGAAGCCGCTCGCCGCCGCGCAGCCATGAAATCCGCGCAGGAGGTTCAGGAGGCCGCGCAGGCCAAAATCGAAGAAGTTCTGAACGAAGAACCGTCTGCCCCCGTTTCTGCACCCGTCGAGCAGCCCATTCCCACCGAGGCGCCTGCTGAAAAGATCTATCAGGTTTCGTTCCGCGTCCGCGGCAGCATTGACAATCTGAAAGCACTCAAAGAATTTCTCGTAAATGGAGGTTACGACTATGAGCAGTTCTAACATCGCGCCTGCCAAGAAGCAGACGTTTTCTGTTGCCATCACAACGGAAAACTATCAGAACATGATTAGAAACACGCTGAAAGATCCAAAACGTGTAAATCGGTTCATTGCATCAATCACGTCCGCTGTTGCCGCTACTCCAGCGCTCCAAACTTGTGAACCCAGTTCCGTTCTTGCGTGTGGGCTTCTCGGTGAGGGGCTGGAACTCTCCCCGTCGCCTCAGCTTGGGTATTTCTACATAGTCCCATTCAAGCAGAAAGCAAAATACCGTGAAGGACGGTTGATTTCACCAGAATGCGTCAAGGCGCAATTTATTCTTGGGTACAAAGGCTACATTCAGCTTGCGCTCCGGAGCGGGCAGTATATCGATATTGATTGCCTTCCAATCCATAACGGCGAGTATTTGGGCAGAAACCCGTTTACTGGAAAGCCGCAGTTTAAGTTTATCGAGGATGATGACGAATGTGAAGCGCAGCCGATCATTGGATATATGGCACGCCTAGAAACCAAGTCAGGTTTTACGAAATGTATCTACTGGACGAAGGAAAAAATGCTTCGACACGCAGATACATACTCGCAAGCCTTCAGCAAAGAAGCCTTTGAAAAAATCAGAAACGGCCAAATTGCAGACAAGGACATGTGGCAGTATTCCTCGTTCTGGTACAAGAATTTCGATGAAATGGCTCAGAAAACATTAATTCGCCAGCTTATCAGTAGATGGGGCATCATGTCCACAGAAATGGAACGCGCGTTTATCAATGACAGCCATATTCCGACCGTTGATCCCAAAACAGGCGAGATTGTTGCGGACAAAAATGAGAGCGCCGATGAGGTGGAATTTATGGAAGCTCCGCGTTCTGACACGCAGATTTCTGCTTCAGCGCAGCTTCAGGAGAACGCCAGCGAACCGGAGCAGATTGACCTCAATTCGCTGTAATGAGTGTTCCGTATGAAGTCCTTGCAACCGGCTCTACCGGCAACGCCGTTGTGATCGACGGGCAGATTCTCGTCGACTGCGGCGTTCCGTACAAGGTCGTGAAGCCAGTTGCAAAAGCTCTCAGGCTCGTTCTGCTGACACACTGGCACGGAGATCACTTCCGGAAAAGCACGCTCCATGCCCTCGCGGCAGACCGCCCAGCGCTCCGTTTCGGCTGCTGCCGCTGGATGGTGCGGCCGCTGGTGGAAGCTGGCATCAAGCCTGCGAACATCGACCTGTACGACTTCGACCACCGATACAGCTACGGCGATTTCACGGTCGAGCCTGTGCCGCTGGTGCATGACGTTCCGAACTGCGGCTACAAGCTGCAGCTCTCTTCCGGAAAAGTCCTCTACGCCACCGATACAAACAACCTGAACGGCATATCGGCCCCGAACTTCGACCTCTATCTGCTGGAAGCGAACTACGAGGACGAAGAAATTCAGGCCAGAATCGCGGAGAAAAAGGCAAACGGCGAATTCGTCTATGAGCGGCGGGTACTGGGGACGCATCTTTCCAAGGCAAAGTGCGACGATTTCATCTATCGGAACATCGGGCCGACCGGCGAGTACGTTTACCTGCACGGCCACGTCGAGGAGGAAAAAGCGTGAACGGTTTCCTGAAAGACATCACCTACGCCCGCAGCGGCGAATATATCCTGTCGATCTATACGCGGGAAAGCTGCAAGGACCTTTGGAAAAACTTCGGCGAGCGCCCGATCACGTTCTCCATTGCAAAGAAAGCTGATCCTCGTGGGATTCGCGCCAACAGCTACGCATGGGCACTCATTGAGCAGCTCGCGGCCAAGCTGAAAACCGACAAGGAATCCGTCTACGAGGAAATGATTCGGCGCTACGGTGTCGGTGAAAGCTACATCGACGAAGCCGGGAACGAATGCAAGGTACTGTTTTCCCTGCGCGACGGTGTGCCGCCGCGGCTTGTGGCCAGACACTATGCCGAGATCGGCGTCGGCTACATCGAGGGCAAAAAATTCATCCACTACCGAGCCCTGAAAGGCACAAGCGAGTACACCGCTGCCGAGATGGCTGCGTTCCTCGACGGTATCATCGCCGAGTGTGAGGAACAAGGTATTCAGACCGGCCCGCCCGAAAAAACAGATCAGTACAAGGAGGCGAAGAAGCCTTGACCGTTTATTGCGATTACTGCGGCCACAAGGCCGCGCTGGTCGATGATTCCGAGATCTATGGCCGCAGCTTCGGCCACACCGCGTATCTCTGCAGAAACTGCGGTGCATACGTCGGCTGCCATGGCCGAACAGACAAGCCCCTCGGCCGTCTGGCCGATGCCGCGCTCCGGAAATGGAAAATGGCAGCTCACGCCTCGTTCGACCCTCTCTGGAAAACCGGTCCTTTCCGCGGGCAGCGCAAAGCCGCCTACGGATGGCTCGCCGAGCAGATGGGGCTTCCGATCGAGAAGACGCATATCGGAATGTTTGACATTCCGCAGTGTCAGGAAGTTATCAAAATCATCGAAAAAGGAGATTTCAAAAATGCTCAATTTCAATAAAAAAGACGCTCACGTTTATCCGTTTGACGAATCACCCGGCGCCGGTATCATCATGGACGTCGATCTGGAACAGCTCATCCGCGAGTCCGAGCGGCTGCGCGTCTGCAAAGCAATCTTCAACTCTTCCAGCATTGAAAACTGGCATCTTCGTGACGCGCTAGAAGCTGTTCTTGCAGAACCTAGCGTTGCCCCTGCCAGCAACGATGTTCCAGAACCGTGCATTCCAGCGCAGGAGGCCGATCATGCTTAACCGCATTGTTCTCATGGGACGTCTGACGCGCGACCCAGAGCTTCGCCGAACGCAGAGCGGCACGGCGGTTGTCTCCTTCTCCATCGCCTGCGACCGCGATTACGCGGCGCAGGGCGCGGAGCGGGAAACGGATTTTATCGACATTGTTGCGTGGCGCGGTACGGCTGAGTTCGTGGAGAAGTATTTCGGCAAAGGCCGCATGATCGTCGTGGCCGGGCGGCTTCAGATACGCAACTGGGAAGACAGGGACGGCAATAAGCGCCGCTCGGCCGAGATTCTTGCCGACAGCGTTTACTTTGGCGATTCTAAGCGCGACGGTGACGGCGGCAAACCCAAGGGCGAGCCGACCTACGACCCGACCGGCGGCTTCTCGCAGCTCGCGGACGATGACAGCGAATTGCCGTTCTAAGGAGGCATCTCATGGCAAACAAAAGGTACTATTGGCTGAAATTATACGACGATTTCTTTTCCAGCCTGCGAATCAAGAAGCTGAGGAAACTCGCTGGTGGTGACACTTACCTTGCAATTTACTTGAAGATGCAGCTTCTTGCCATGAAAAGCGACGGAATCCTTAAATGGAGCGGTCTTGAAGACGATTTTACGTCAGAGCTTGCACTTGAACTTGACGAGGAACCGGAAAACATCAAGGTCACGTTGGCTTATCTCTTGAGCTGTGGTCTTGCAGAGACAGATGACAGCATCAATTATTTCTTTCCGTTTGCTGTATCAAATGTGGGAAGCGAAAGCACTGTTGCGCAGCGAGTAAGAGACTACAGGAAAAAAGCGAAGGAAGAGGCTCTTAACGAAGCTGAAAACAATGCTGTTACACCGTTGTTACATTGTAACACAGAGAAAGAGATAGAGAAAGACACAAGAGGTAAGAGACAAGAGGAAGATATAGAGGCAGATGTAACAGCACCTAACGGTGCTGTTTGCCGGACAGGCGATGTCCGGCGAGTTGTTGAAGCGTGGAATTCGCTTGGGATAAACCCGATTATGAAAATTACGGGTTCAAGTACTCGCAGCGGAATGCTCCGAGCTCGCATAAGCGAGTATGGAGTTGATGCAGTTATTAACGCGATTGCACAAATCAACGACAGCAGCTTCCTTAAAGGGCAAAACAAAAGCGGCTGGACAGTATCGTTCGACTGGTTTGTACGCCCAAATAACTTCCTCAAAGTCATGGAAGGACGGTACAGCGACTCTCCGCACGGTTCTCAGCCCACCCACAACGGCGTTCCTGTTGACTACGGCTCTCCGGAGGATTTCTACAAATGACACTCAACATGGAAGAATTGATGAATCTCCGCGATCGGAAACGTGCTGAATCCTTGGCTGTACCGGAAAAAGACCCAAGTGGCTTCTCTGGCGTGATACGCAACATTGCAAGGAAAGCTCCGCAGAAAATTGAAGATACCGAGCTAGGAGAAGACGGATTTCTGTACTGCACGAAATGCGGCAGCAGACGCCAGCGCGACGTTGATCTTCCAGATGGCAGCACAATGAGAGTTTTCTTCGGTTGTAAGTGTAAGCAAGAGGCGTGGGCGGCAGAAGAAGCGGAACGCCGGGAAAAGGAAGATGCTATGCGGATTTCTTCTTTGCGGACGGCAGCTTTCCCTGATTCTGACGGCAATATGCTTCACTGCACGTTTGACAATGACGACGGCGCAAGACCTGAGATCACGGCAGGAATGAAAAAATACTGCGAGAATTTTTCTGATCTCCGCAAGTCGGGAAAAGGGATTCTGCTCTACGGAACCGTTGGAACGGGAAAGAGCTTTTTCGCAGCCTGCATCGTAAATGAGCTTGTGTCGAAGGGATACCGCTGCATGATGACCACGTTTTCGAGACTTGCAAACCAAATCAGCTCGTTGTGGGAGGGCAAACAGGAATTTATCGATGATCTGACTCGGTACGATCTTTTGGCGATTGATGACCTCGGCGTTGAGCGCGACACGGAGTATATGAACGAGCAGATCACCGCTATTGTTGACGCTCTGTATCGTGCAAAAGTACCACTGGTCATTACCAGCAACTATTCACCGCGGCAAATGACCGGCGAAAACGAAATCAGGCGCAAACGGATCTACGACAGGCTGATCGAGCAATGTCATCCCGTCGAGATGTCCGGTGAAAGCCGACGAATTGTAAAAGGTCGGCAGGATTACGCCGAAATGAAAAAGCTGCTGGGGGTGTAAAAATGATTCCCTCAAAACAAAGAATGGAGGATGAGGATATGAAAAGATGGGCAAGGCGCAACCTGCCTACGGTTGTTCTTCTGGCGGCGCTGATCCTGCTCGCCGCGTTGGTGCTTGCGATTGCGATGCCACGCGAAACCGAAAATACGCCTGTTGTTTCCGCGGCAATTTCGCCGACGTTTGACGAAGCGGCCTATCAGAGCCGCTTGGAGGTCGAAGCCTACGCGGAGGTCGAACACGAAACCGCCGATATTCCCGGTACATACGATCTGCCAGAGCCTCCCCAAGAGGCAGACAGCAAGCCTTGCGGGAAAGGCGGCTTCGAGTGCCAGGACAAAGAGGACTGGGAGCGCCTTGCCATTGTGATCTATCAGGAAGCCGGCGGCGACGATGTGTGCGATATGTGCCGCTATCGTGTGGCCGACGTTGTTCTGAATCGCGTGGCCGATCCTCGCTACCCCGATACCATCGAGGGCGTTCTGATGGACAACAAATACGGTCTGCAATGGGGGCTGCTCTCCGTGACCGGAATCGTCTGGCCTGATAAGGCAAGCGAGCCAGGCGAAGCCGCCGCCGTGCAGCGAGCGTGGGCCATTGCGGCCGACGTTCTCGAAGGGCATCACAGCGACCTCGATGGCAATTATATTTGGTGCTCCGAGTACAAGCAGGGTTCCGAAGTGATCTACTGCGACGGCATTTACTTCGGCGTGGGTTAGGAGGCAGTCATGGCGAAAGATCCAAAGCGGCAGCTTCTCGGCAAGATCGCCCGCCAGAAGGGCCAGTATTTCGAGCAGCGGCTTGACAGCACCTTCGATTACTACCGCGAGCGCGGCTATGCAGAGATTGAAAAGACGCCTGAGCCGATGAAGGTTATCAAACCGGAGGGCAACGGTAGATTCCTCGCCTGCTACACCAAAAAGGCGCAGGTCGACTACAAAGGCACAATCAAGGGCGGCAGGACGGTCCTGTTTGAAGCCAAGTTCACAGCCACAGACCGGCTGACGCAGGATCGCGTTATCGACAAGCAGGCTTCCTACATGGACAGACACCAGCGGCTCGGCGCTCGCTGTTTCGTCGTTGCCGGTTTCTCGACCGGCGAGGTCTACAAAATCCCTTGGAGCGACTGGCAGAACATGAAAACGTTGTTCGGCCGAAAGTACGTAAAAGAAACCGATCTACAAAATTACAGAGTGAAGACAGCTTGGAATGGAACGCTGTTTTTGCTCGACTGATGACTGAAAGGAGTCACTACCATGAGTGAAATTTCGATGTATGAAGCGCAGAAAAAGAAGATGGAAGGTTTATGCGAAGAACATGACCTGACATATCGCTTCCAAAAGGACACCTATCCGCCCACGTTCACGATCTCCCCGATTCAGGGCATGGACGCCCAGCTCTCCATGCTGGAGAACGTCGAGGAAGCCGGGTATATCAGCCCCGAAGCCAAAATGACGTGGATCTTCAAGGATGGTTCGCTGGAAACCAAGGTCACCGGCGGCACCTTTACGATTGCAAAGACGCTGCTGACGAAGATCGAATCTGTTCTGACGAAGATGCTGACGTACTGGATGCAGTATTTCTTCCGCGACGTCATGGAAAAGCGCAGCCTCAAAGACGGCATGATGCCTGTCATCAACGAGGACGAAGTCGAAGATGATGATGCCTACGAGGAAGATCCGGAAGATCCTGATGACGCCGAGGCCCCTGAAATGCTCGACGGCGATGACGCAGAGGATGACGCGGACGATGATCTCGGCGACACCGCCGACAGCTCCGATGCCACGGACGATGATCTCTACGATCAGGCTGTCAGCATCGTGCGCATGGAGAACAAGGCGACTGTTTCTCTCCTCCAGCGCCGCCTGAATGTCGGCTATGCCCGCGCCGCCCGCATCATGGAGCTGCTGGAGGAAAACGGCATCGTTGGCCCGTACGCTGGCTCGAATCCGCGCGAAGTGCTCCCGGCTGATGAACCGGACGATGTGGAGGGCGCAGACGATGAATAATCAGAACCCGCCTCTGCTCAAACGGGATGATTACAAAACCATCAAGCACATGAACCGTGAAGACCTGACGAAACACCTCTATCGCATCTACCGGCGCGGCTTCGATGCTGGTGTCGAGTCCACCAAAGGCAAGGTCACCAAGCGTTCCATCGTACCGCCTGAACCGGCGCAGACGGAGGAATAAGCCATGGGAAGAAGTGTGCCGCACAATCTGAAAAGCACCCATCAGACGGAGTTTGTAAAGATCTTCAACTCCCTCTGCGGCCGCTACGGCCGCTGGGAAATCTGGCAAGATTTCATAACGCTCGCCGCAATCGCGATTTCAAATACCGTTGACCGGAGTCAAGCCACTGAGCGCGAAAAGACGTACATGACGATTGCCGGAAAGTACAAGCCCGAAGAAATGCTCAAATTCTCGCAGATGCTCCAAGAGGTCGTGATTGGTATGGATTTTAACCCGGACCAGGACTTTCTCGGTGAGCTTTACATGGCGCTTGATCTGGGCAATGACCACGCTGGACAGTTTTTCACGCCCTATGATGTCTGCCGCATGATGGCTGAGATCACCGGCACAGACCTCCAAGCGCGTATAGAGCGGGACGGCTGGATCTCCGTCAACGATTGCGCTTGTGGTGCAGGAGCGTTGCTGGTGGCGTTTGCAAATGCCTGTACGCGACAGGAAATCAACTACCAGACATCCGTGCTTTTTACGGCGCAGGACATTGACTACATCGTTGGCCTGATGTGCTACCTGCAGCTCTCGCTCATGGGCTGCGCCGGGTACGTCGTGATTGGCGACACGCTTCGTCATCCCTTAACAGCACTTGACCGCCGTGGGCTTATCCCCCGGCCAGACCAGAACATATGGTACACCCCGTTTTATTTCCGCGACATCTGGCACTACCGCCGCATCGGGGCGCAAATGGAATTGCTGTTTCCACCGGTCGATACGCAAGATCAGCAAGTTACACGCAAGTTAGGAAAACAAGATGCACCAACGGTTTCTGCTTCTCCTGCACCTGCGACCGGTTCATCACAGCAAGTTACCAAGCCGGCAGCGCCGCCCGCCTTGCCCCTGCGGGAAACAAAAGCCGGACAACTCACATTGTTCTGACAGAAAGGAGAATCACCCTGACGCATGAAAAGATGGACAAATGAAGAACGGCAGTACCTCGCGGAACAATGGGGCATTCTGTCGATCCCAGCGATAGCCAGGAATCTGAATCGCTCCGTCGATGCTGTCAATGTGCAAAAGCAGAGGATGGGGCTCGGACCGGCTCTGCTCGGCAGCGATTACATAGCCCTAAATCAGCTTCTAATCGCCGTTTGCGGCACCAATGCAGGCGGCAGCTACAAGATGAAAAGCTGGGTTGAGAACCGTGGATTTCCGATTCACACAAAGCGTGTCAATCAGAACAGCTTCCGTGTCGTCCACCTCGATGAGTTCTGGAAGTGGGCAGAGCAGCACCGCTCGTTCATTGACTTTTCCAAGATGGAGCCATTGGCGCTTGGCGAAGAACCTGCATGGGTAGCAGAACAGCGCAAGAAAGATTTTCAGGCGTTCGCGCTCCAACGGAAAGACCCGTGGACGCCTGACGAAGACGCACGGCTGAAAATGCTGCTCCAGCAGCACCGATACGGCTATGCCGAGCTTTCCGATATGCTGCGTCGCTCGGCCGGCGCGATCCAGCGCCGATGCAACGACCTCGGGCTGAAAGAGCGGCCGGTCAAAGCCGACAATCATGGTTCATCCGCAGCTTGGACACAGACCGACTTCGATGTGCTGGCAGACGGAATCCGAAAAGGCGACAGCTACACCGCCATTGGCAAGGCACTCGGCAAATCCGAAAAAGCCGTGCGCGGGAAAGTTTATTTCGTCTATCTGACCGAGAATCAGGACAAAGTACGCGCCATGCTCAAAGATCAGCCTTGGGGTTATGGCGCGCCAGACCCGACCGTAAAGCAGGCGGTACACCTGTCCAGAACGCGCACCGAAACCACGCGAATGCTCGAAATGCTCTGCGCCGTGCTCCGCAAGCGCATCAACGACATTGACGATAATCCATACTGGCAGCGGCTGTTATGCGTAAGCTGGGATGAAATCAAAGGGTGTGACCGCTGTGAAAACTGCGACGAATGCACTGAGTTCCGCAGAATCCCGCCGCAGCACTGCGCTCGCTGCGGTCGTTCTTTCATCGAGCGCAAAGAAAATACATTCTGCCCAACCTGCCGGCTGGCGCGGAAGAAAAAAGCGCAGCGGCATTGGTGCCGCGTAAACGGAGCGCAAGCCGATCTGGACAGCTACGCACCCGAGAAAGGATGGACAAAGCTATGAAACCGAAAGAAATTGTGCAGGCGCTGAGGTGCTGTGTATTTGGAGTCCCGTGTCAAAATTGCCCAGAGGCGAGCAATGATCACTGCATGGACGATGTGCATATGTTTGCAGCCGACCTCATCGAGCGCCTGACCGCCGAGAATGCGGTGCTTCCGGATGGACAAGCGAGCGCGATTGAAACACTTCACAAGGAAATCGAGTGGAAAGACATGGTCATTGCCCTCGCCCAGCGAGAGCAAGCAAAGGCAGAAGCCGAGAGGGACGCGCTGCTTGAGATTGCCAAACAGGGGAAGGACTGCAAGACGTGCAAAAATAATGAGGAATGCGTCCAGCCCGGAATAGACGGTGCACACCGGTGTGATAGATGCGTGGAGAAATGCCCTTGCTACGGGCGTGAAGGAGGACACTGGGAATGGCGCGGCTTGCCGGGAGCGCCGGAGGAAGGAGATCACCATGAGCCAAAGACGTGAAAAACGGAAGCGCCGTGAGCGGCGCCGGGAGTATGCGCTGGAACTTCGGTGCTGGCAGCGCAATGAGCCACCGAAGATTCTGTTCTGGCGCTGGCGCAAATGGTATCGCTCGAAGCCGACATTGAAGGATGGTGGGCATTGGAGCGTAAAAGGCACGTGGAGGATGTTCTATGATTAAGACGCTTCTACTTGGAATCGGAGCTATAGGACTTGGCTTGACTCTTGCGCTTCTGCTCATCTTCACCTACATAGGGATTCGGGAGCTTATTTTCGAATTGCGGATGAAAAAGGTTATGCGTTTTCTCGATACGCCAGAGGGCAAGCAGAAGCTAGAAGATCTTTCGGACGCGGTTAGCCGGGAAACCGGCCTGCCGAAATGGGCGCTTTTCTGTGGTGCCGATGAGTTTGGCAACATCATCGTTTCGCCAAGATCACCTGATGCTCATATCGAACAATACGAAATGGAGGATGAAAACAATGGCCGCTTGTAAAGCGTGCATGGCTGCGCTCGTCTGGATTACGACGCCAGCCGGGAAATCCATCCCCTGCGATGCTACCCCGCGCTACTACATCGAAAAGCCGCGCGTCGGCAGCAAGAAAATTGTCACCCCAAACGGGCAAGTGCTTTCGTGCGAATACACGGCAGACCCAGCCAAAGCAACCGGCGTGGGCTATGTGCCGCATTGGGCAACCTGCCCCTATGCTAGACAGTTCAGGAGGAAGCAGAATGGATAAGCTCACATGGTACGACAATGACGGACGGATTATGTGCCGCCGCGGATATGAGGTTGCGTTGGCTCGTCTGGATTCTTACGAAGCTATGGGTCTGACGCCGGAACAGGTGGAGGAACACAAGAATGTCTAAGCCGAAAAAGCTGGGTATGCCAGCCGCCTATACCTCGAACGCCAGAGCGGATTTCCTGCGCCGTCCAAAGGCAGCGGAACGTCGGAAATGGACTGTAGCAAGCGATGATCGGCTGGAACGTATGGAACAGAAACGGACGGAACGTGAAAAGGAGACGATGGACTATGACCAGAAAACGTGCAGTTAAGCTGCTGATGGCTCGCGGATATAGCCGCAACCGTGCAAACGGGCTGATGCGGAACAAGGCACCCGGCGACAGCAATCTCCGGGAATACACAGCATATCTTCACTGCGAGAATGTTTGCGATACCATTGCTCAACTCTCACGTCGCTTTTTCAAATGTCTTGTTGCCACAAACGCTCTCACCGAAGCCCTGATCTTTATGGGCGAGTCGCTGACCGGGAGGTGACGGCATGAAGCGAAAAAGAGCGTTAAAGATACTGATGGGCGCTGGCATAAGTAGAAACGACGCCAGCCGGTTCATCCGAGAACCTTTTGCAGTCGGGAACGATGCCAAAGTCTTCGTCGGTCTATACAGGATGGCGGTCAGGAAATCACGTGTACACGTCATGGCCGATGGCGACAAAACGTTCATTCGTTTCATTCCGAAGAACAAGCAGCCACGTTGCTACTTCAACACGCATCTCGAATGCCCCGCAGACCGAGTTTGCACGATTTGCCGAAATCTCAATTCCCAAGGTAGGGGGTATTGCGATGCCGAGGATTGATGAATTGACCTGCCGGTTTTGCGGTGCGGACAGCCGCTGCAAGGTCGAGGAAGTATATCTGCGTCCAAGAACACCGCCCATGTTTTGCGTCAGGTGTTATAATTGCGGTAGAGCGGGCAAGCCGAAAGGCACGAAGAAGACCGCGATCCGTGCGTGGAAGAAGACGAAATAACGATGGAAAGGGGCGGCACACATGACTCTGGCGGAACTGAATGGGCATCTTGATCTTGTCCAGCAGCTTCAGAAAACGGAAGAACTACTTCAGGGCTTGTGGAATGCTGCCGTTCCCGGGGCGCAGAAGCTGGATGGAATGCCGCACGCCTCCGGCGTCAATGACAAGGTCGGCGTCCTCGGCGCGGAGATCGCGGACATGGAGACGCAGCGCGACGCGCTGAAAGAACAGATTGCCAGAAGTGAGGAAACGATTGCTGTCTGGATTGCCGGAATCGAGGACAACACCACACGCCTTGTATTCCGGCTGCGTTTCATTCGAGGTATGCCATGGAAGGTAGTTGCAAGTGTGCTTGGCGGTCGAAATTCCGAGGATGGCGTCAAGTCCATATGTTATCGCTTCCTCGGAACTTGCCCCGCCATGACGCGCGCTGACGCGCCGTGACGCTTGCAATCACCCCTAAGATGTGATTTCATGTAAACTGTAAAATTCCAAATCAAGCCGGGCGGCGCTCCTGATCGGGGCGCTGCTCATTTTATTCGGAAGGAGGACTTGCCTCCACGATGCTCCTTGCGTGGAGGATGGCTCGGACCTGCGGCGTATCGCCAACGCTGCCGGCAGCGGGTACATCGAAAAAAGGAGGAAACCCTATGTTGCTCACATGAGCGGCGCGGGGTCAGCAGCAATGATCTACTTGCAAAACAACGTATTCGATGAAGCATTGGAACGGCTGCGGATGATCTTCGACGGCCACGACGATGTGATCGTCAGCATGTCCGGCGGCAAGGACAGTACAGTTCTTTTCCGCATGGCGCTTATGGTTGCGCAGGAGCGCGGGCGTCTGCCGCTCAAGGTGTTCTGGCTCGATCAGGAAGCTGAGTGGCAAGCGACGGTGGACTATATGCAGCACATCATGGAGCTGCCGGAAGTCACGCCGTACTGGTATCAGATCCCCTTTGAATTCACAAACACGCTCTCCCCGGAGAAGAATTTCATCAGTGTTTGGAATCCGGAGGACAAAGCGATCTGGATTCACCCGCAGCACCCGCTCTCCATCAAGGAAAACCCCAGCAGCGAAAACCGATTCCATGAGCTTGTCAACGTCCTCCCGTCCTACTGCACCGATTCTGAGAATTGTGCCGTGCTGGTGGGAATGCGCATGACGGAAAGCCTGAACCGGCGCGTTGCTATCACGCAGCATGAAGCCCGATACAAAGGCGTGACGTGGTGCAAGAAGATAGTTGGCAGGTGTCAGGTGTTCTGGCCGATCTACGATTTCACCAACGATGACATCTGGACAGCCATTGCCAAGAATCACTGGGCGTACAATCGCGTCTACGATCTGCAATACCAGTGGGGCTTGGCCAAGGAGGCCATGCGCGTCTCAGCGCTCATCCATGAAACCGCCTGGCACTCAATCGAAATGCTGCAGGAGTTTGAACCGGACACCTACAACAAGTTCATCCGTCGCGTATCTGGCGTCGGTACATTCGCCCATACCTTTGACAGCGGCGACATCATCCCGCGCCAGCTCCCCTTTGCATTCCGTTCGTGGCAGGAATACCGCGACTATCTGCTTGTCAATATCGTGAAGCCCGAATACCACGAGCTGTTCCGAAACCGCTGGAAGAATCAGACCGGAGACGAATGGTATCGTGTCCATGTCAAAGAGATCGTCCTGAATGATATTGATGGCACGAACAACGCAAATGCCCGCTCCCGTTTCCGCATCCGGGAAAAGGCTCCCACCTATCGCAAACGCGACGCCGCGCAGTTTGAGCAATATATGGGCAGCAAGAAATGATTTCAGATCAGCCCATTCATCAGGTCGAGTGGATACCCATTGAAAAGGTCCACGCAAACGACTACAACCCCAACAGTGTCGCCACGCAGGAGATGAAGCTGCTTTATCGCTCCGTCAAAGCGGACGGCTACACGCAGCCCGTCGTTACCATCTACGACGAAAAGAAAGACCGGTATGTTATCGTCGACGGCTTCCACCGATACAGCATCATGCGCAGATTCAAAGACATCTACGCTTCATGCGAGGGGAAGCTGCCCTGTGTTGTGCTTCACGGCAAGACCATGAATGATCTCATGGCCTCGACCGTTCGGCACAACCGCGCCAGAGGCAAGCACTCCATTAACGGTATGTCCAATATCGTCATCGAAATGCTGATGAACGGCGCGACCGACCTGCAGGTCTGCAATGAGCTTGGCCTAGAACCGGAAGAGCTGGTGCGCCTCAAGCACATCACCGGATATGCGAAGCTCTACGAAAACAATTCATTCACACGCGCTGCGATCTCCGAGAATCAGGCGCGTCAGCTTCAGAAGTATCGAAAGGAGGCTGGCACTGATGGAGATTGTTAATCAGATCGTGATGAAGAAGATTTCCGAGGTCAAGCCCTATGTCCGCAATCCCCGGAAAAACGATAAGACGGTCAACCTGCTTGTCGAGATCATTCCGAAGGTTGGCTTCAACGTGCCGCTGGTCATCGACCGCAACGGTATCATCGTCAAAGGTCATGCCCGTTATGCTGCCGCCATTCGGCTCGGCATGGAGGAAATACCCTGCGTCGTAACAGACGCCGACGAAGAAACGATCAAGCTCGACCGTCTGGCCGACAACCGCATTTCCGAATTCTCCGAGTGGATCAACGACGAGCTGCTCCACGAGATCGATATGCTCAACCTTGACTTTGACTTCGATCTCGAATCCCTTGGCTTCCCCGCTCCCAGCGACGATTTTGACGCCGATGCTCTTTTCGATGATGGGGTGGTCGGTGAATCCGAAGAGGACCGCCGTGCCAGATACCAAGCCTATCTGGATAACGCCGCAAAGGAAGAAGCACAGAATGTTGCAATCACCACGCAGGAGCAAGTAGACCGCGCCAAAGCGTCCGCTCTGAGCGTAGCCGAGAAGCCGCCCAAGTATGCCAAGGTCGTTTGTGAGCATTGCGGCCACGTCATGTTCATCAAGGAGGGCGATGCAGTTTTCTCCACCGAACAATCGTAGCCCCGGTAATTATTCGTAAGGGCTGGGTGGGTATGCAGCCAATCCCCTGTCAAATCCGTACCGATGTGAGGCGATAAACGATGCAAGAACAAGAGAAGATTCCTGTCTGGGTGCAGATCGTCAATGGAAAAACGGTGTGCATCTGCCATCGAGGGCGCAAAGGCTGCAAGAAGCCCTGCGAGAAGGACGTTGTCACGCGCGATAAGTTTGCTGGGTGGCAGGGTATCATGCGTCGTGATCGATTCGGACGCTGAAAAGGTACTGTCGGGAGGGGGCGGCATCTGTTGCGGGCTCGACGACCCCATTTTTCGCCTAGTTAGTTTCCTGTTTTTCTGGTAATTTCGTTACGATTACCGATGGAATATGTGCTGGTATCGAGGCAGATACCGCGCATTTTTCATACCACGGCGCGGGTGAGGCATACCGCGCCGACCTCCTAATGTTCATATGGTCACATCGGGGTAAGGACCACGCCCGTGCAGCACGGGTGCCGCGGTGGAATTCCGCTGAGCCCCATCTGAAAAAGCGTGAAAGGAGTTTGCTATATGGCTGAAACGAGAATCAAGATCGATGCCGAAGCTGAAGTCAGCACGACGGAGCTTGCCGCGATCCTCGGCGTGACGGCGCGGCGTGTGCAGCAGATGGCGCAGGATGGAACGATCGTTCCGGTGCGGCGCGGTTACTTCCAGCTCGGCGACGCGGTTCAGCGATATATCAACTTCCTTTCCAAACCGCAGATCAGCGAGGCCGAACAGAAGCTGGAAACAGCGAAGCGGCAGTCCGAAGCGCAGCTCAAGCTCTCCAAAGCTCAGCTCGCGAAGATGGAGGTCGAGGAGCTGAAAGGCAAGCTGCACCGCTCAGAAGATGTGGAGGGCTTCACGGAAGATCTGATCTACACCATCCGCGCTGCGCTGCTATCGCTTCCGGGGCGGCTGTCGGTTGATGTAACCGCCGCGCAAAGCCCGGCTGAGGCTGCCGAGATCATCCGCAAGGAAGTCCATAAGGTCATGCGCGAGCTGGCTGCGTATCACTACGACCCTGAGAAATACGCTGAGAAAGTAAACGAGCGGCGCGACTGGAGCAATGCGGGGCGCAGCTATGACGAAGAATGAGGCAGCGGCCGATGCGCTGAAAAAAGCCGAAGCCGAACGCCAAGCCAAGCGGCGCGGAGCGGCACGTCTGAACAAAGCCATGCGCAAGGCGCTGGCTGGCATGACGCCGCCTGATGATCTCACAGTCACCCAATGGGCAGAAGCCAAGCGCCGCCTCTCTGCCGAGAGTGCAGCCGAACCCGGCCCGTGGCGCACGGAGCGCACCCCCTATCTGCGTGAGCCGATGGACGCTTTCACAGACCCAAAGGTGCGGCACATCGTCATGGTGGCCGCATCGCAGGTCGGCAAGTCCGAGTTTCTGAATAACTGCATTGGCTACATCATTGACGAGGACCCCGGCTCTATTCTGTTCATTCACCCCACAACAATTGACGCGCAGGAGTATTCCAAGCTCCGTATCGCGCCGATGCTGCGTGACAGCCCGGCTCTGCGGCAGAAGATCGCCGCGCCGAAAAGCCGTGACTCTCACAATACGATTCTCCAAAAGGCCTATCCGGGCGGCATCCTTACGATGTGCGGCTCGACCGAGGCTCACGCGCTGGCATCAAAACCTATCCGCTATGTGTTCGGCGACGAACGCGACCGATGGGCAACGAGCGCCGGCAATGAGGGCGATCCGTGGGATCTGGCAATGGCCAGGCAGACCACGTTCTATAACGCGAAGGCCGTCGAAGTATCAACTACGACGATCAAAAATGCCAGCGCCATCGAAGCTGCCTACTACACAGGCACGATGGAGCGGTGGAACTCCAAATGCCCGCATTGCGGCGAGTACCACGAAATCCGCTGGTCTGATATTCGCTTTGAGTACGACGAAATCATCGTCTCTCACAAGAAGACCTACAAGGTCAAGAAGGTGTACTACACCTGCCCCGGCTGCGGCTGCATTTCCACGGAAGCGGAGATGAAACGCGCCCCGGCAAAATGGATTGCCGAGAATCCGGAAGCCTACGGCCAAGGAACCCGTTCTTTCTGGCTGAACGCTTTCGTCAGCCAGTGGGCTTCGTGGGAATCTATCGTCCTGAAATATCTCAATGCGCTTGGCAGCACGAAAAAGATGCAGGTCGTTTTCAACACCTGCTTTGGTGAGCCGTGGGAAGACCGCGGCGACATTGAGGATGAGGATTCGCTGCTCGCTCGCCGCGAGGACTACGGCAAGGACAAAAACGGCGAGCCGGTCGAGCTGCCGCCGGGCGTCCTCGTTTTGACGGCTGGCGTTGATACGCAGGATGACCGCATGGAGTATGAGATCGTCGGGCACGGGTTCTTCGGCGAAACATGGGGCATTGAAAAAGGAATCGTCATGGGGCGCCCGGATGATGACGCCACATGGAACAAACTCGATGAAGTTGTGTTCGACCGTGTGATGCGTTTTGAGAACGGCGTCGGCCTGCGGGTGTCTATGTCCTTCGTGGATGAGGGCGGTCACTTCACGCAGAGCGTTCGCGCACAATGCAACGCCAGAATCAGCAAGAAAGTATTCTGCATCAAAGGTATGCCCGGACAGGATAAGCCTTATATCTCACCGCCGAAAAAACAGAAGATCTTCGTCAATCAGATTGCGGTCGGCACCTGCTGGCAATATCAGCTCGGCGTCGATTCCGGAAAGGAAATCATCATGGACAATCTGCGCGTACAGACGCCCGGACAGAAATATTGCCATTTCCCGAAGCGCGACGATTACGGCAGCGCCTATTTTGCGGGTCTGCTGTCGGAAACGAAGGTTTATGATCCGAACAAGAAGCAGCCGTGGTCGTGGAAGAAGATTCCCGGACACGAGCGTAACGAGCCTCTGGACTGCCGCAACTACGCGCTTGCCGCATTTAAGGCGTTGCCGAAGAATCTCGATGAGATTGACCGCCAGATCAAGACCGCCTCCGGTGTCCGTGTGCCTGCTCCGCCCTCGGCGAACATTACGCCGCCGAAGCGCCGCACGGCGCAGAGCGGCAGGCAGAAATACTACGACGATTGGTAAGGAGCGTGTTTTATGGCAAGCAGAACTATCATTGAAAAGCGGCTGGCGTTCCGCGAAAAGTCGCTGGAAAGGCTCTACGACGCCTACACGGCGCTGGTTGAGGGCGGCGTGAAGTCCTATATGATCGATGACCGGCAGCTCACCCGTTTTGATCTCCCGGCGCTGTCTGAGGAAATTAAGCAGATGGAGAACGAGATCGATCAACTGACCTCGGAGCTGAACGGCAGAAAGCGCCGCAAGGCGTTCGGCGTCATCCCCCGCGATTGGTGACCTTTTTCGTGAGGTCACGAAAATGATAAATACAGCAATTCGCCCGAACGGGCTTTTGCACCGCGCTGCCCGACGGAGTTTTCTCCTTTCGCCGCTGGGCGGCGCGGTTACTGTCAAATTATTCGTGCGCTTTTTCGCAAGAAACGCACGTGTGCAATACAAACACAGCAGGAATGCGAAACCGTGCGTTCCTGCTGTGTTTATTATCACCCACAGGAGGCGAAAGCATTGAGCAAGAGAAATCACAGCCGGAGCTCGGCTCCGTATGCCAAAGGTTATAGCGAAGCCGGCGCGAGCGTCACCCGGCGCGCGCTCAAGGGGTTCACCCCAGACAGCGGTTCGCCCAACGAAGATATTAACCGCAACAACGCCACGCTGCGCCAGCGGTCGAGAATGCTTTATATGGCATCGCCCGTGGCCACGAGCGCCATCAACACCAACCGCACAAAGGTTGTCGGTACCGGCCTGACGCTGAAAGCGACCGTCGACCGTGACCTGCTGGGGCTTTCTCCGGAGGCGGCAAAAGAATGGCAGCACAAGGCCGAGATGGAATTTCGGCTCTGGGGCGGTAAAAAGCAGAACTGCGACGCGCTCGGCCTGAACAACTTCATGGCTCTGCAGCAGCTCGCGCTCAAATCGTGGCTCATGTCCGGAGACGTGTTTGTCCTGGTGAAGCGTTACCCGGCGACGCCGCTGAATCCATACTCCATGCGGCTGCACGTCATTGAGGCAGACCGTGTTTCCACGCCTACCGACTTCAGCGGAGGCTATACCTACGGCGGCTTCATGGATGCCGTCGTTCCGGACGGGAGGCCCGGCGCCGGTCACCGCGTTTTCGACGGCGTGGAGGTCGACAAAAACGGCCGCGTCGTTGCCTATTACATCAGTAACACCTATCCGCACCAGATCACGACCGAGAAACAGGAATGGACGCGCGTCCCGGCCTACGGCGAGCGCACCGGCCTGCCGAATATCCTGCACATCATGGACAGCGAGCGTCCCGATCAGTACCGCGGCGTTCCGTATCTGGCACAGGTTATTGAGCCGCTGCTGCAGCTTCGCCGCTACACGGAATCAGAGCTGATGGCGGCGCTGGTGCAGAGCTTCTTTACGGCATGGATTGAAACGGAAACCGATCCGTCCGGTACGCCATTCAATGAAGTCGGCACAGGAGACATTGCCGGCGTTCCGACTGCCAGCCCGGATGGTGCTGGTGCAAGCAATATCTCCGACGATCCCAACGAGTACGAAATGGGGCCGGGTACGGTAACGCACCTTGCTCCCGGCGAGAAAGTCAACTTTGGCAGTCCGAACATCCCGACCGCAGGGTTTGAGACGTTCGTGAAGACAATTTGCCGCTTGGTCGGCTCTGCGCTGGAACTGCCTTATGACGTACTCATCAAGGAATTCAACAGCTCCTACTCTGCAAGCCGCGGTGCGCTGCTGGAAGCATGGGAAGCGTTCAAAATGCGCCGGTCTTGGTTCGTGAACGACTTCTGCCAGCCGATCTACGAGCTGTTCATGGCCGAAGCTGTTGCGCTCGGACGCATCAATGCTCCGGGCTTCCACGCAGATCCGCTCTTGCGCGAGGCGTGGTGCGGCGCTCGCTGGATTGGCCCCGTTCAGGGTTCCCTCGACCCGAAGAAGGAGGCCGAGGCCGCTCTGATGCTGACCAACCGCGCCATCAAGACGAACGATCAGGTCACGCGCGAAATGTCTGGCGGCGACTGGGAAGAAAATGTCGATCAGCTTGCACGTGAAAATGAATTGCTCGCAGCCATCGGGAGCGTACAGAAGCCAGCAGAAAACACACCGCCTGCGAGCGGTGAAGAGTGAAGGAGGAATCGGGCATGAAAATGAAAAATGCGCCGGCTATTTCGATCAGCAAAAAGGTCTATACCATGGCCACTACGGATGAATCTGGCAGCTCGGCCGAGATCACCATGTATGGCGACATCTATGAGCAGCAGCCGACAAACTGGTGGGGCGAACCCATCGAGGGGCAGTACATTCTTCTCAGTGAGTTTTTGGAGGACCTCAAGCAGATTTCTTCCTGCAAGAACATCACAATCCGCATGAACAGCTACGGTGGCGACGCCGGAGCCTCAAATATGATTCATAACCGCCTGCGGGAGCTTTCCCGGAGCGGCGCAAAGCTCACCTGTATTGTGGACGGCGTAGCCATGTCGGGCGGCAGCATCATCATGTGCGCCTGCGATACGGTCAAGGTCAATCCGTCCAGCATCATTATGATTCACAAGTGCTGGCAGTTTCTTTTCGGCGGCTATAACGCCGATGAGCTGCGGGAGCAGGCTACGCAGCAGGACGCATGGGATAAGATGCAGTCCGAGGTCTACAAGCGAAAAACCGGGCTTTCCGAAACGGTCATCATGCACATGATGGCAGATACAACCTACATGACAGGTCGTGAGGCCATCGAAAAGGGCTTCGCGGATGAACTGATTGAAGATGCCGATCCTGTCGGTATCGCCGCCAGTGCGGACGGGCGCAGCCTGTTTGTGCGCGGCAAGCAGTTTCACCTCGCTCCGGGCATGTTTGCCCCGGACAACATTCCTACGGTCGATTCCGAGGCAGCGGCCCCGGTTGAGGCGAATAAAAACAAGCCGGAGAATCCCGGCGAAGAAGGAGGAAACTCTATGACACTGGAAGAGCTCCGGGCAAAATACCCGGACGAAATCGCTCAGGCTGAAGCTGCTGCACGGGCCGCTGTCGATCACACCGAAGCGGTCAATGCGGCGGTTCAGGCTGAACGGGAACGGATGCAGGAAATTGACGAAGTCGCCAGCCTGCTCGATCCTGCCGACGTGCGCGAAGCCAAGTACGGCGAAAATCCTTGCACCGCCGCCGATCTGGTAATGGCCGACGCGAAAAAGCGCGCCAAGCAGGGCAAGAAATTCCTGTCCGACCTCAAGGACGATGCCAACGAATCCAACGCTGAAGACGTTGGCGCGACACCTCCCCCCGCTGAGGAAGCGGAAGAAGACGATGACGCGAAGAAGACCCCGGAAGCGCGGTTGGCCGATGCAAGAGCCAAGGTTTCTGCGCTGTTCGGCAAGAAGGAGGGCTAAGCTATGACGAACCTGAGCAAGAAACTCGGTGAAATGAATTTCGACGGTCTGTTCACGGACGTCGTGCCTGCCGTTCAGGTACGCGGCGGCACCATTCGCAAGCAGACCACTTCTGCTGTCACACTCAAGCGCGGCACGATCCTCGCAAAATCCTACGGCACGGCCGGTGATGGCAAGCTGGTGATCCTCGGCTCCACTGCCGCAGACAATGAAACCCTGACGCCGGATTGCGTACTCTGCGACGATGTTACCGTTGGCACCGACGCCGACGAAAAGGTCGCGGTCTACACGGCCGGCTGCTTCGACCCCGACAAGGTGAGCGTCGCCGCCAGCTACAGCATCACCGAAACCGACAAAGATAATCTGCGTATGCGCGGTATCGTCTTCAAGGACGCCGCTGCTGCCAACTAAGGAGGGAGTCAACTATGAGTGCAGAACTGAACTTCTTTGATACCTATATCCTGATGGCGATTACTGAAGAAATCGTGCCTCGGCAGACGTTCTTCAAGGATCGCTACTTCCCGACCGGCGACGGTGACATCTTTGCGTCGGACAAGGTGCTGACCGAGTATCGCAAGGGTGACCGCAAGATGGCGGCTTTCGTGTCTTCCCGCGCCGGTGATATTCCGATGGAGCGCCGGGGCTACGAAATCCACGAGCTTCAGCCTGCGTTTATCGCGCCGTCCCGTCTGCTGACGATGGACGATCTGCGCAAGCGCGGCTTCGGTGAAGCAATCTACGCCAACAGCACCCCGGCACAGCGTGCCGCCCGCCTGCAGCGTGACGATCTTGCAGATATGGAACGCCGCATCATCCGCCGTGAAGAATGGATGGCGGTGCAGACTATGATCAACAACGCCTGCACGATGCAGTCTTACATCGATGACAAGACTGAGGGCGAGAAACTGTATGTGCAGTTTTACGACACGACGAGCGATCACACCTACACTGTCAGCACCAAGTGGAACGCAGCGAATGAGAAAGGCAAAGCGTTCTTCGGCGACGTGAAGAATATGTGCCGCAAGCTCTCCAAGCGTGGTCTTCACGCAGCCGACCTCGTGATCGGCTCTGATGTTGCCGACGCGATTCTCGGTCTGGATGACGTCAAGTCCCTGCTCGACCGCAGCAGTGGTATCATTATCGGCACGATCGATCAGCAGCTCAGCGCCTATGACGGCGTTGTCTACATGGGTACGCTGAATTTCGGCGGTTTCCGTCTCAACGTGATTTGCGTGGACGAAACCTACGTCGATGACAGCGGTGCGGAGCAGAGGTACTTCCCCGCGACCTCCGCAATGGTCACGGCTCCTGACTGCGGCCACATGATGTACGGCCAGATCACGCAGATTGATTACGGCTCGACCGACTTTACTACCTACGTTGCAAAGCGTGTGCCGAAGTTTGTCCTTGACCAGCCCGGCGATAAGCGCAAGCTGCGCCTTGCCACCCGTCCGTTGGCTGCACCGAAAGATGATTGCCCGTACATCTACGCGGCAAACGTCGTGGCCTGATCGGCGTGTGAAAGGAGTACGGCATGAAAATTGAAATTATCAGCGGTTCCTACGGCTGGCGTAAGACCAAGGACGCCATGCCGAAGCTCGTTGAGCGCGGCGGCATCTGCGAGGTAGACGAAGCCGAAGCAAGGCGTCTCGTCGCGCTCGGCGTCGCAGCGATCGTCCACGAAGCAGACGAAGCACCTGTTGCAAGCGGCAGCACGGTCGAAAGCGGCGACACCCCCTGCGCCGATATGCCAAGCGAAGAAAACGGCGCAGAGAGCGGCGCAGAGGCCCATCTCGACGCGGAGCAGCTACAGGAATGACGGTGGCACAGCTCAAAGAGCTTGCCGCCGAGCTTGGCATTGAAACGGCGAAGCTCCGCAAGAAAGATGACCTGATTGCGGCAATCGTCGCCGTGCCCGTCGAGCCGGGCGAGGAAATCAGTGAGGATGATCTTCCTGATCTGAGCGCCGCCGCGCCGGTGGTATGAGCAAATTCAAGGACATGGTCGCGCGTGACAATGCGCGGACCTTTATGAACCTCGACGAGTTTGCAGAGAAACGGATCGTGGTCTACGACGGCGTGACATACGACGGCGAGGATCACGCTGGCATTCCGGTTGTGCTGTCCGGGCTGAAAGAGAAAGACCGCCGCCAGCTTATGAGCGATCATATTCAGGGGCTGTTCCTCGTTTCGTCCGTGCTGCATTGCAGGATTCAGGATCTCGGCGGCAACCAACCGGAAAAAGGGACGCGCATGGAGATCAGCGATCCCGATGACGCTACCTTCTTCCGACGCTTCTACGTCGCCTCGTCGGTCTGCGAGCTGGGCCTGCTTCGCGTAGAACTGGAGGCGTTCAACGAATGAGCAGCTTCTACGTCGAATGCATCGGCGCTGAGAAATTCCAGAACGCAGAGCAGATGCTTGCTGATGTGCCGGGCGGCATGGAACGTGCGCTGAAATCCGCGACAAAACGTGCCGTATCGTTCCTGCGAACGCAAAGCACGAAAGAAATCCGGCAGCGGTATGACATCTCGCGGAAGAATATCCGCGCCGAACAGAATATCCGCGTCAATTACCGCTATTTCAACGGTGTTGAAGCGCGTGTCTCGTTCCGCGGCAACAAAATTCCACTCTGGCGCTATGGCGGCTCGTCTCCAAAGACGCCGACCGTCAATCCCGACAAGACCATCATGGCCATTGTCAACGGCAATCTTCGCCCGGTTCATCCGGGCATTGCCGCGGCAGGCCATCAGCTCGTTTCAACTTCGCCGACCACGTTCTCCCGCGCGTTCGTTGCACAGATGAAATCCGGGCATATCGGCATTTTCGAGCGGACCGGCGGCAAGACGGCGACTGGCGACGCGGAGATCAAGGAAATCATGGGTTCGTCTGTCCCGCAGATGCTCGGCAACGAAGATGTTCAGGAAAGCCTCGCTGAAAAGACGATGGCAAAAATGGATGAACGTTTAGAGCATGAAGTGAACCGAATCCTTGCAGGATGGGGAGGTTAAATTTTGACACGACTGAATTTACTGGACGCGCTTACGAGCTTCACGAATGAGGTCATGCGCGAAATTCTTCTTCCCGTGCGGCGGCAGAAGGGCGACGAGGAAGAACCTGCCGAGCGCCCGCCGCTGGTCTACCGCCAGCGTCTGCCCGACGTCAAATCCGCGACCTCGAAAGCGCCGTACATTCTGCATCAGATCGTCACTGGTGAAGATGAGCAGAAGCCCGGCGAGCCGACGGACAGCAGCGTTGAGGTCCGCTCCCTTTTCTGCGTGTACGGCGAAGACGATCAGGAAGGTGCGCTGCGGCTGCTTACGACGGTCGAGCATTTCCGTCAAGAGCTTCTGATGCACGGCGTAATCGCCAAGCAGTTTGCGCTGGATCTTTCACAGAAGATGTCCACACTCTACTACACCGACAACACCGCACCGTACTTCTGCGCGGAGCTGGTGTCGGTCTGGAAAATCCCCAGTGTCAACAGGGAGGCATTTGCATGGTAAAAGCCAAAGGCAAGGCCGGTACGAAAAGCGCCGGCTTTTGTATGTACATCGGGCCGAGCATCGTCGGCACGATCCAGCAGGCGCGTATTCTGTACGGTGACAAGCAGGACGCGCTCGCGCAGATCTCGGCAGCGGTTGAGAAATATCCGCTGATTGCCACGCTGGTTATCCCCGGCGATCAGGTATCCGAGGCAAGAATCAAAGTCAAAACACCCGGTAATCTGCTCTACGTGAATTATCACAAGCTGGCAGACCGGAGAAAGAAGGAGGAGTAACCATTGAAGCATGGCGTATATGTGCGGGAGCAGAAAACGAGCGTTTCGACGCCCGTTGTCGCTGAATCCGGTGTGCCGTTCGTTGTCGGCACAGCACTGGTTCACTCCGCAGAATCCCCGGCCGCGCTCTTTACCCCGGTGCTTTGCACCGACTGGGAAGACGCGGTAAAGAAGCTGGGCTATTCCGACGACTGGAAGACCTACACGATCTGCGAAGTCATGTACTCGCATTTCAAGCTGTTCCAGCGCCAGCCAATCATCTTCTGCAACGTGCTTGATCCGAGCACCAACAAGGAGGCCGTCGCGGGCACGGAAGTCACCCTTTCCGGCAAGCAGGCAAAGCTGCCGTTCGACGCGATCCTGTCCAGTCTCGTTGTCAAGACGGCATCTTCGTCCGAATCGCCGCTTGTCAAAGACACGGACTATGCCGCGTACTACTCGGACGGCAACCTTATCGTCGAGACGATCGAGGACGGCGCAGCCAAGGACGCGACCAAACTCTTTATCAGCTACGACAAGGTCAAGACGGCTGAAATCGGCGACGATGATATTGTCAAGGGCATCGAGGCGATTGACCTCTGCATGGCAACCGTCAGCATCACGCCCGACCTCATCATCGCGCCCGGCTGGTCTCATACCAGCACCGTACAGGCTGTCATGGCTGCGAAAGCCGAAGTTATCAACGGCATTCTCGGCGCAAAGTCCATCTGCGATATTGACTGCTCCGCCAGCGGCGCGCGCAGCTATGATGCCGTCGCCGCGAAGAAGTCCGCGACGAACCTCATTGACCCGGCACAGATCGCAGCTTGGCCGCAGGTGAAGCTCGGCAACAAACAGTTCCACCTGTCTACGCAGCTTGCAGGACTTATGGCAAAGGTGGACAGCGGCAACGATGGTGTTCCCTATGAATCTCCGTCCAACAAGAACCTCCAGTGCGACGGCGCGTGCCTGGAGGACGGGACTGCCATCACGCTCACGCTGGAGCAGGCGAACATTTTGAACGCCAACGGCATCTGCACGGCGCTCCGGTTTATGAACGGCTGGGTTGCGTGGGGCGATCACACCGCGTGCTATCCCAGCAACACCGACATCAAGGACTATTTCATCCCGATCAGCAGAATGTTCAAGTGGGTCGGCAACTCCCTCATCAAGACGTTCTGGTCGAAGACGGACAGCCCCATGAACCGGCGCCTGCTGGACAACATCAAGGATTCCGCGAACAACTGGCTCGCAGGGCTTGTGGGCAGCGAGTATCTGCTCGGCGCCCGCGTTGAGATCCTCGACTCCGAGAATCCCATGACGGACCTCATGGCCGGTATTGTGAGAATCCACATCTACATGACGCCGCCCAGCCCTGCACAGGAGATCGACTTCGTACTCGAATACGACACCGATTACGTGCAGAGCGCGTTGGCGTGACGAAGGAGGACTGAACAATGGGAATGGTAGATCAGGCCGTAATCAACTTTGCCTGCTACGAAGACGCCAAAGACTTCCTCGGTCTGGCTTCCGTGACGCTGCCCGATGTTGATTTCATTGTTGCGACCGTCTCCGGTGCTGGCATTGCCGGCAACGTGGAGGCGCCGATCATCGGCCATATGAACGCCATGACCGCGCAGCTCAAATTCCGCACCTTCAGCGCTGAGAGCCTGAAGCTGCAGGAGCCGCGCGAACACAACATCGACCTGCGCGCGCCGCAGCAGGTGTACGACCCGATTGCAGGCGTTTACAAGACGCAGTCCGTCAAGCACGTCCTCGTGCTTGTTCCGAAGACGCTGTCGAACGGCAATATCGCCCCGGCTTCTCCCACGGACGGCTCTGGCAGCTACGCCGTGCGCCGCTGGGTGACGTACATCGATGACGCGAAGGTCATGGAGCTTGACCCGTACAACTACATCTGCGAGGTGAACGGTGTCGACTATCTTTCCGACACCCGCAAGGCCCTCGGCAAATCGTAAATCTTTGGGGCGGCGCGCGATGCGTCGCCCCGTCATTTTTGAAAGGAGCCTCGAATCATGGAAAACAAGAAGCAGAACACCGCCGCAGAAGAAAGCGGCAACATCTTCGCAGTCGCGGAGAAGCAGGACGAAGCAACCGCCAACGATGGCATCTTCACGCTGCATCTTACGCGCCCTCTGGAGCATGAGGGCAAGAGCTATTCCGACCTCACGTTCGATTTTGACAGTCTGAGCGGCAGCGACTCTCTGGCGATTGAACGGGAGCTGCAGATGCTCGGCCATACGGTGATCGTTGCGAATTTCGACAGCGAATACCTCATCCGCGTATGTGTCAAGGCGTGTACGGAACCCCTTGGCATTGATGCGCTGGGCAAGCTCAGTATCCGCGATTTCAACCGTCTGCGGAACACCGTAAGAGGTTTTTTATCGCGCAAGGAGTGATCGTCGGAGATGGCGGCGTATGGCTTCGCAGGCAATGCCTCGCCATGGCCCGGACGAACAACACTCCGGTAGATTTCTGGTTATCTCTACGTCTCGGCGAATTTTCGCAATGGGTGAAATCCTCTAATGCGCTGATTGCCGAGGAAATGGAGAAGCGAAAACAAAAACGCAAGTGAAAGTGAGGCGGAGATATTGGCATCGCGGAAAGAATATGAGATGCTATTTGCGCTTGAAGCGCAGCTTGGCCGCGAGTTTCGCGCGACCTTTGCAAAGGCCCGCGGCGAGCTCGGCGACACGGCCGATAGTGCAGAATCTTTCGGCAGCCGCGCGACACAGGCCGTGGACGCGGTGTCGAGCGTTCTTGCTGCGGCTGGTATCTCCGCTGCGCTTAAAGAAATAAAGGAAGGCTTTGACGAGTGTGTGCAGGCGTCGATGGATTTCGAGTCTGCCATCACCGGCGTCGCCAAAACGACAGACCTGACAGACGAAGAACTGGCAGATATGTCGGACGCAATTAAAGCCATGTCCACGGAGATCCCGGCATCTACGACCGAGATCGCCGCCGTCGCTGAAGCTGCTGGCCAGCTTGGCATTCAGAAAGACGCGCTGCTCGATTTTACGCGCGTTATGACAATGCTCGGCACAGCGACGAACATGACAGCCGAAGATGCCGCAACCGCCCTCGCGCGGTTCGCGAACATTACAGGCATGTCCGCAGACAATTATGATCGTCTCGGCGCCGTGATCGTTGATCTTGGCAATAACTTTGCAACGACCGAATCTGAGATCACGCAGATGGGTACGCGCCTTGCCTCTGGCGGCAAGCTGGCCGGATTGACAGAGCCGCAGATCATGGCGCTCGCCGCAGCAATGTCCTCCGTCGGCATCGAGGCCGAAGCTGGCGGCACGGCCATGACGCAGACGCTCAATGCCATCGAAAAGGCTGTTGCAACCGGCGAAGATTCTTTACAGAGCTTCGCAGATGTTGCAGGAATGTCTGCGGATTCGTTCGCGGAAATGTGGAATACGGACGCGCTGGGCGCTCTGACAGCGTTTATCCGCGGGCTTGGCAATCTGGACGAACAGGGCGAAAGCGCTGTTCTGGTGCTGGAAGACCTCGGCCTTACCGGCATTCGCCAGAGCAATATGCTCAAATCCCTCGCTCTGGCAGCAGACCAGATGGACAGCGCCGTACAGACGGCAAATACCGCGTGGGATGAGAATATCGCTCTGACGAACGAAGCCAACAAGCGATACGCCACCACGCAATCCAAGCTGGATATGATGCAGAACGCCTACAACAACCTCAAGGTTGCCGTAGGCGATGCTTTTACCCCGGCGCTGCGCGATGCCTACGACGCCGGTACGGACGTGCTGAACGTCCTCGGCGAGTTTGTGCAGGAGAATCCTGCGCTCGTCAAGGGTGTTGCAACATTCACGGGCGTAGTCGGCGGTGCAACGGTCGCATTGACGGCATACGCCGCAATCTCCAAAGTCATTAAAGCGCTCGACATGGCTACGATGTTCGGCGGCGCCGTCGGTCCTATCATGTTGGGCGTAACTGCCGTGGCCGCATTGACGGCTGGAATCGTTGCGCTCAGTGACGCTTCCAAGGACGACGCTGTTCCGTCCGTCCGGGAGCTGACTGAGGCGGCGCGTGAACTTGACAGCGCCATGAGCGACGCCAGAGCCGCTTGTGATGATACCGTCACAACGACGGAAGCATCTGCGAATGTCGCGAACAATTACATCGACCGTCTCGATGAGCTGAACTCTCTGAGCAAACTGAGCGCGGAGCAGCAGCGAGAATATCATGGCATTCTCGTCATGTTGACGCAGACTGTTCCGGATCTGGCCAACTACATCGATCTTGAAACCGATACGATCAATGGCGGCACGGAGGCGCTGCGGGCCAATACGCAGGCTTGGAAGGATAACGCCATTGCTCAGGCCTATCAGGAACAGCTCACTGAGATTTACAGCAAAAATGCCGACGTTCTGATTGAAGCAGAAAAGAACAAAATCGGTCTGCGCGACGCTGAGGGCAAGCTGGCTGTGGCGCAGAAAGCACAGAACGACGAGTTTGAACGCCAGAATCGGCTCTATCAGGAAGCCAATCAGAAGGTTCAGGAATACTACGAGGAAACAGGCCTTGTCACCGACGCCAATATGTGGCTCGGCGAAACGACCGACGAGCTGAACTGGAAGCTGGAACAGAACGCGCAAGCGGTTATGGAGGCACAGGACGCTGTCGACGCCTACCAGAAGGCCATTGATAAAGACAACGACGCGCTGCAGGCCGCGCAGGACGAAATTGCACTCGCTGAGGAAGCTGTTCAAAACCTGACAACAGCCACTGAAGATTCCACCACCGCAACCGAGGACGCGAGCCGCGGCTACGGTGAGCTGAACACCGAGATCAGCAGCGTCAAGGAACGTGTCGAAGCTCTCCGGCAGGCATATCAGGAAGCCTACGAAGCTGCTGCAGAAAGCGTCCAGGGCCAATATGCGCTCTGGCAGCAGGCGGACAGCATCGTCGCGACCTCTGCGTCCAGCATCAACAGTAATCTCCAAGGCCAGATCACGCATTGGCAGACCTACAACGATAATCTGGCCAGCCTGCGTGACAGGGCTGGTGATATTGAGGGTCTGACCGAAATGATCGGTTCTTTCGCAGACGGCAGCTCCGACAGCGTGAATGCGGTTGCCGGCATGGCTGCGGCCAGCGATGAAGAATTGGCCGCGATGGTCGAAAGCTGGAATAAGCTGCGCGAGGAACAGAATAAAGCCGCCGAGGACATCGCAGACTTCCGCACCGGCTTCTCTGAAACTATGGACGCGATCAGTGGAGACCTCGAAGCCACCATTGACGACATGGATCTTGGCACGGAAGCTGCGGAAGCCGGTCGTGCGACCATTCAGGGCTTCATTGATGGTGCAACCGGAATGCTGCCGACCGTGCAATCGGCGTATTCCCAGCTCGGATACGCCGCCCTCGCTGCTCTCAGCCGAAACATGCAGAACAATAATTCTGTTGCTTCGAGCCGCCGCATGAGCGGGTTCTCCCGATATGCCAGCGGTACGACCTCGGCAGAAGCCGGCCTTGCGCTCGTTGGTGAAGAAGGCCCGGAGTTCGTGATGATGCGCGGCGGCGAAGCGGTCTTGAACGCGGCCGACACATACAGCGCCATCGAAGCTATGACTTCCACTTCGGACAGCTCCGTTCCAGTGCAGGTCAACATCACCGTCGAGGGCGATGTCAACGACGGCGTTATGGAGCGCCTTGAAACCTATGGCGAGGAATTTGCCGCACAGGTACGCGCGGTGATTCGAGAAGACAATATCAACGCGCAACGGGGGGCGTACAGATGAGCAGAATCTACACGACTGTGCAGGGCGATATGTGGGATATGATCGCCTACAAGGAGATGGGCAGCGTCGACTATACCGACGATCTGATGAACGCCAATAGCTCGCTGCTCAGTTATTTCTCCTTCCCCGCAGGCGTCATGCTGACAATCCCTGATGTGGTGGAGCGCAGCGCATCTACGCTGCCGCCGTGGAAGCAGGTGCAGCGATGAGCAGCCGAAATCTCGCCAGACGCACAAAGGCCGAGATTTCCTTCGGCGGCATCGACATCACAAAATCCATTCAGCCGTATCTTTTGTCGATCTCCTATACGGACAACGAAGAAGACGAAACGGACGATCTGCAAATCAAAATCCAAGACCGCGACGATCTCTGGCTCACGCAGTGGCTCGATGAGATCTCTGAAAAGCTGTCCTGGGCATCGCCCTCCGGTGGCAGCGCATCTGGTGATGCCGTTGTCAGCGAAGCAAACAAATACCTCGGTACACCGTATGTTTGGGGCGGCAGCAGTCCGAGCGGCTTTGACTGCTCCGGTCTTGTCTACTACGCGCTCAACGAAGCTGGAATCAATGTTCCCAGAACAACTGCGCAGGGCTACAAGGATATGGCTACACCGGTCAACGAAGCCACAGCGCAGCCCGGCGACCTCATCTTCTTCGGCACGCAGGGCGTTGTTGACCACGTGGGTATCTACATGGGCAATGGGCAAATGGTCAATGCGACCGGTTCGTGCGTCCAGATCACAGACATCAACACCCGCAGAGCCGGGATTATCAGTTGGGGCAGAATCGGCGGCGCCACGCAGAGCGGCTCTGCTGCCTCTGCACAGGCAGGCACGGCTCAGGATCTTCTACTTCCTCTGGCGAACAGGGTGCATCCTCCGATGGCGGCGGCGCAGAAGAACGACTCGCCATGGATGTTGTGTTTGTCCGTGAGAACTGGAACAGCGACGGCTCCGACGCGGTGCTGCCGTGCGGAGAATTTGAGCTTGACAACATCTCCTGCAGCGGGCCACCGAACACAGTCTGCATCAAAGGATCTTCGATTCCGTTTTCTTCGCAGCTCCGGCAGACCTGCAAGAGCAAGGCATGGGAAAGCTACACGCTCAGCGGCATTGCGAATGAAATCGCCGGGAGCGGCGGTATGACCTGCATGTATGAATCGGACAGCGACCCATATTATGAGCGCGTCGAGCAGATCGACATGAGCGACATTGAGTTTCTGTCGCAGCTTTGCCATGATGCCGGCATTTCTCTCAAGGCAACAAACCGGATCCTTGTACTGTTCGATCAGCGCAAGTACGAGCAGAAGCCAGAAGTCCGCACCATCAGACGCTATGACCACAGCTATAAGACGTACCAGCTCAGCACCAGCGCAGCCGATGCGCAGTATGCGTCGTGCCGGGTGTCCTACGTCAACCCCGAAACCGGACAGTGTATTGAGGGCATCGCCAAGGTCGAGGGATACACCGAAGACCCGAACAATCAGCAGCTTGAAATCACCGCCAAGGTTGGAACAGTGGACGAAGCGAAGGAGCTTGCAGAAAAGAATCTCCGTCTTCGCAACAAATTCTGCCGCCAGGCACAATTCCTGCTGCCGGGAGATACCGACCTCGTTGCGGGCGTCAATGTCGCGCTCAAAGGCTGGGGCGGCTACGACGGAAAATACATCATCAAGCAGGCTGTCCACAAGCTGGACAGCGGCGGCTATACAACGCAGATCTCGCTGCGCATGGTATTGGAGGGATATTGATGGACGCAGAAAAAGTATTAAAGCGGCTCGTTCGCGTCGGAACTGTGACGGACATCGACAATGCCAAGCGAAAAGCGCGAGTGAAGTTTCAGGACTGCAATATGACGTCCGGATGGCTCTATGTGCTGGACACGCACCCGCACATTCCAGCTTATGACCCTGCGCAGCAGAAGACAGAGTTGCAGGATGGGCATCAGCACGACCTCACGATCAAGCCGTGGATGCCGCTTGTCAACGACACCGTCCTCACGCTCTATCTTCCTGTGTTCAACGGGGATGGCTTCGTGCTGGGAGGTATCGGATGATTGTAGGAGCACTTGGAGACGTTGTCTTTTCAGTTTCGTCGCGCACGCTGAAAACGATCAGCAATTTCGTATGGTCCGGTTCTGCGCGGTACGCCACGCATGATCTCCATGCCGGCAACAGCATTTCGGAATACACCGGCACAGACCTTGCGAAGATCACCTTTGACATTCAGCTTCTTGCTTCCCTCGGCGTTGACCCAATGTCCGAGATTTGGCGGCTGTTCGATCTGGAACGGCAGGGCGTGACGCTGCCGCTTACGATTGGCAATCATGGATACGGCCGCTATCGCTGGACGATCCTGAGCCATAAGACCAAGGCGGAGCATTATGACGGGCATGGAAACATCATCAGTGCGACGCTGAGCATTTCCTTGCAGGAATATCTACGATGAGGGGCGCACACTATGGGCTACAAAATCACCATGTCGGAGATCGGGCCGATCAGCCTGAACGAAACCGACCCTGTAAAATCAATTCTGCAGAACGTGTCCATCATCCTGCGGACGATCAAAGGCTCCTGCCCGATGTATCGCGGCTTCGGTATTGACGCTACCTTGATCGACCGCCCGATTCCTGCGGCAAAGGTGCTGCTTTTCTCTCAAATCCGCGAGGCCATTGAGGAATATGAGCCGCGCGTCCGTGTCAAGAGCGTCGATTTTGATACGCAGGAAGAAATGCAGGGCGTTCTAAGCCCTATCGTGGAGGTGGAAATCGTCGATGAGTCGTAATACCGAATTTCAGTTTGTTTCGACCGACGCTGCGGAAATCACAAATTTTCTGATTACCGTTTATGAGAACCTGACCGGAGTAAGCGTCCGCCCCGCCAGTCCGGAAAAGCTGTTCGCGCAATGGGTAGCCAGCGTCATCATTCAGGAGCGGGTCTACAACAACTACACCGCAAATCAGAATATTCCGAGCCGCGCCGAAGGCAAGAACCTTGACGCGCTGGCAGAACTGTACTATCTGCAGCAGCGCCCACAGGCAAAACCTGCTTACTGCACGGAACGGTTTACGATCTCCGAGGCGCAGACGTTCGCCATCCTCGTCCCCAAGGGGACGCGCGTCACAGACGCCAGCAACACCCTGATCTGGGAAACTGTCGCCGATGCCTACATCAGCGCAGGCGATACCTACGTCGACACCGCCATCCGGTGCCAGACGGACGGCACGGTCGGCAACGGCTACGCCGTCGGCCAGCTCAACGTGATCGTTGATGTGTTCGACTACTACACGTCCTGCACCAATATCACGACTTCCGACGACGGTTCGGAGATCGCCAGCGACGAAGAATTCTACGAGCTGATGCGCGAATCCATGTTCGCGTTTTCGACGGCCGGCGCGGTTGGCTCCTACATCTACCACGCGAAATCCGTATCTACAGAGATTGCTGACGTACAGGCCGTTCGCCCGGCTGTCGTAAAGAAAGTGACGCTTGATCTCTATACGAAAGGCGGCGTCAAGTACGCTTTTTGGGGCGGCGACACCATCGACCTGCCCTCTCTGGCGGTCTACGCCAAGGGCAGCAGCACGGCTGCGAGCGCCGACACAGATTATACCGTCACCTACGAAAACGGTCTGCTGCAAGTTGCAATCGCCGCAGACGGCGCGCTGGCAAGCGCGAGCCAGATCGACGTGTCGCTCACCTTTGACGGTGCCGGGCACGTCGATATTTATGTCCTGATGAACGACGGAACGATTGCCACGACGGAGATCAAGAACGCCGTCCTTGCCGCCTGTAACGAAAGCAAGGTGCGGCCGCTGGCCGATTATGTCAGCGTCAAAGACCCCGGCCTCGTTTCGTACAATATCGACTTCACCTACTATGTCCCCACCGACACGACGCTCTCCGGTGCGGCGATTCAGGAAGCCGTAGACGCAGCCGTCGAGGAATACATCGCTTGGCAGTCCGGCAAGCTCGGCCGCGATATTAACCCGGATAAGCTGCGCGACCTCCTGTTCCACACGGGCGTCAAGCGGATCGTGCTGCGCTCCCCGGCCTACAAGGTGCTGGAGGGCGGCAAAAACAACGCCGCGCCGCAGATTGCAAAGCTGGGAACGAAAACAATCGTGAACGGAGGCTACGAGGATGAATGAGCAGTACGGCCTCACGGTTGAGAACCTGCTGAACGTCCTCCCCGATGTGCTGCGGCAGGATGAAAAAATGCTCGCGCTCGCAACCGGCGTCGCGGAGATCCTGACGGCGCGGCCGGCCGAGATTGAGCAGAATATGCTCTATCAGCACATCGACACTCTGTCAGAAGATCTTCTCGACCAGCTTGCGCACGACTTCGGCGTAAGCTGGTGGGACAACGACTGGGATATTGAGCAGAAGCGCGCCACGTTCCGCGAGTCCTGGCACGTTCGCCGTCACCTCGGCACGAAGTACGCCGTTGAGCTGGCGTTGTCCACTTCGTTCGGCTCCGGTAAGGTGCAGGAATGGTTTGAATATGGCGGCGAGCCGAATCACTATCGCATCTTTGACGTTGACATCAGACAGGTCAACGACAATATCCGCACGTTCCTGCAGATCCTCGAAGTTGTCAGCCGTAAGAGCGCGGTGCTGGACAGTATTCGTGCAATTTCCGTCCGTGAGCTGATTCTGTACTTCGGCGCGGTTATGAGCGTCACGAAGAAATTCAAGCTCACCACGGGCGAGGTCAATACGGACATTGACATCATGGGCGACGAAGCCGG